ATGTTCAAACCAGGGACAGTCCCTGGTCAGTCTTCTTCGGCTTCGCCTTCCGTGATTTTCACCCCCAGGAATCGTTCCATCCAGAACCGCGCCAGTTCCACGAAGTCCGGATTGTAAAGAATTTCGTTCAGGGTGTTCGCGTCACCCCAGAAGTTTCGAACCTGGAAGACCGTGGCGCGGAACATCCGGCGGATTCCCGCCTGGCCTTCCGGGTTCACGAAGACATCCGGCTTCACCTGAACCCAGAAAGGATGAAACAGGTTTCCGGACCCATAGGGCGTTCCGTCATCCATCGTCCCCGATTCCCAGGGCGTTCCCACTTCGACACCCACCACCCGGTTCCCATCCAGGTGGACCCGCTTGAACAGATGAACCGTCGAAGTGGGACCCGTTCCGCGGGCCAGGGCGGAATCATTGTCCGCATAGTGGAACTTCCGGAACCACCGCCGAAGGTCATCCTGGGCGCGGGAAAGGAAGCGGGCGGAATCGGGTTCCAGAAATTTATCCAGGGTCAGAACCGTTCGAATGGCCTTCGCCTGAATGCTGAATTCAATGAAGGGGATGGCGAAACAGTTCTGGCGATTTTTGAATCGGATTTCCCTTCGGAACGAACCGGATTCATCGACGTGGAACGGTTCGTCATTTTTGTCCCGTCCCCACCCCGGGATTTCCCAGGCTTCCGTCCAGTCATCCGGCGGGACCCAGGACTTTCCGAAGAACCATTGAACGGCCCGGTTCACCAGTTCCACCAGTTTCCCATTGTGGAACTGACCGCATAGCTTTTGCCACCAGAAACACGTCACCAGGTTCGCCAGGCCGCGGGTGACCAGGCGCGTGTTCGCGAAATCCGATATCATATACCGCTGAACGTTCGAAGCCGAAACCGGCGCGTGAACATCCATCACTTCATTCGCCCGAAGAATCCGGCCGCGGGCGTAGGGGAAGAACCGATTCAGGAATTGAAGATAGACCAGGACCCCTTCCAGATATCGGTGGGCTTCGTCCTTCAGGGTTGGATAGGTTTCCAGGTCCACCAGGTGGTCCATCCACCCGTCCGCAATTTGAAGGGCGCGTTCGGCCGCGTCCTTCTGTCCGGCGCGAATTCGAAGGAAGGTCTGGACCACCGCCGGGAAGACGTGGTCCATGTTGTTATCCCCGCCACCCGCGGAAGGGCCGGGATATTCGTGGGGTTCGCGGCGCCCGGACGGAAGGACTTCCAGGGATTCGATGGCCCAGGCGCGGGCCGTGTCATCGTCTTCGCAAAGCCATTCCACGAAGGCGCGAAGGTCAGACCATTCCACGCCCTTCGTTTCGTAAGGATTCCAGACCACGTCCCCTTCCGCCCTGGGACCGTAGACTTTCCATGGCCCGCCCATCCCGGAAGGACGCGGTGGCCAGTGACACGGAACGGTTCAGACGTTCCAGGGCGCGGCGCCGGTCCCGCTTCCGTCGCGCCCATCGGTGATAAGACACCATCAGGACGGTCAGGAATACCGGCACGGTGAACCAGAATCCCGTCCAGAACATGGCTTCGTCCTTTCCCGAACCATCAGAAGGCCCGCCGTTTGCCTTTCTTCCGGTCCGCCCATCGTGTTTGTAGATAGTATCCTAGACCGTCTGTCAGGTGGGTCAAGTAATATTTCGCGTCCCCGGCCTTCGGCTTCACCAGTTCCCCGGACCCACCCGGAACCGTTTCCACTTCGTCCAGGTCCCGCGCCACTTCCCAGGCGCCCATGAACTGGTCCCCCTTGGGTTTCCGCGGGTCCACCAGGATTCGGGCCTTCCCTTCCACGTTCCGAAGGAAGGAACAGACCGTGTTCACGCGGACCCGTTCCCTGGGGTTCTGTTTCGGGACCCGGAAGCGAACGTTCCAGTTCTGGACCTGGCGGAATGACTTTTTGATGATGTCCCAGTCCGAACCTTCCACCTTCGCGGAACCACCCGCGCCACCCGTGGCGTCCCCGTAGCAGAACACGTCCCCGTGGTGACGTTTCGCCCAGTCCTTCTTCAGTCTGTCACAAACTATAGGGGTCTTCGAATGGGCGTCGATGAAGACGCGGGACAGAACCATGGGGATGGGTTCATTCCGAATCACTTCCGGGTTCGGTCCAGTGTAAACTTGCTCCTGGATGACGCCCGCCACGCCGGGCCTTTGATTGAAATCGAAGAAGACATGAATGGGAATCGTCGGGTCATAGTCCAGGGTTTCGTGGGCGTGGGTTTCCCAGTGGAACGGTGGCGCATAGGCTAGCCCTTCGAACGATTCAAAGGACCCTTCGTATTCCTGGCGGAAGGTTCGTTCATCCAGTTCGCGTTTCGCTTCTTCGATTTCGTCCGGGTCCATGATGTCCGCGGACACCCAGTGGAACACGTCCCATTCCGGCCAGTCTTCGGACTGGGCGCGGCGGTACAAATCATAATAGTGGTTCCGCCCTTCAGGGACGCCCACGAAGGAACCGCGCCCAGGAATCTTCCCCGGCGTGGACAGACATGGCCGGAGGTGTTCATACCAGGCTTCGGGTTTCATGTTCGCGAATTCATCGAAGACGAACCGCTTGACATAGCGTCCTTCAATTCGCGCCGGTTCATCCATCCCGATGACGGAAAGACGTGGACCCCAGAGAAGTGGAATAGTCAATTCCGTTTCGATGGGACGGCCGCCCAACATGAAGGCGCGTGGAATCATTCGTTTCAGGTCCGCCCAGTAAATCCGTTTCGCCTGGGCGTGGGTGGGCGCCGCGAAGATATACCAGGCGTCCGGGTCCGTATCAAGAAACGATTCCAAAACCGGCTTTCGCTTCCCGGCTATCTCTGTCTTCCCAGACTGGCGGCCCGGTGGGACCACTTCGAAACGGGCACGGGATGACCATAGGCGGGCCTGTTGATAGTGGTATTTCAAAGGCGTCCACCGCGCCTTCAGAATTCGCCCGGCCTTTTCACGAACGGGAATCATTCGCTTCCCCATTCGAAGGTTCAGGCGGCGGCGGAATGGTGGGGATGGAAGCGGACATGGCTTCCACCATGTCCCGAACCGCGCCCGCAATTTCTTCCGCGGCTTCCCCGATGGATTCGTCCCCGTATCGGTCCGGCCGGTTCTTCTTCAACATGAAGATGGTCAGAGCGGATTCGAACTTCCGCCGGACGATGGGATTTCCATCATCGTCTTTGCAAATTTCGCCCTGGTGTAATTCCAGGTCATCGTGTCCGTTGATGGCCCGGTCCATGGCGGACTGTTCCAGTTCGTCCACGATGTCCGCCCAGGCTTCGTCCCATTCGCGGCGGAACCGTTCGCATTCCTTCCGGAAATTATAGGCCGTGGTCCGGGACTTCACCCCGGACGCCTGACAGGCGTGGGACACGGACTTCGTTTCGCGAAGGGCTTTCAGGAAGGCGGCGGCCCATCTTCGGCGCGGGCCTTTTTGGGGGTGTCCAGTTTGTTCATCGTCCGGCTTCGAAGCCATCGCCACGATAGTCCGAAGGGGAACGTGGACGGACGAAGTTTCGCCCGACACGGGCGGGTCCGTCCAGTCCTGGGTGTCCTGTCCATTCGGCCGTCCGGCGGCCGTTCCAAGTGGCGCGACGGTCCCCCAGGGCCTGGTTCGTCTGGACTGAATTCGCGTCCGTCACGAACCCTTCCCTGGGGTGGCCTGAATTCATCCACCCCGCCGCCACGGTGGAAGACCTGTATTCAAACACCGATATGGCGCCTTCAGTCTATCCGCCGCGGCCGATTCTGTCCAGGACGCCACCCAGGGCGCCGGACAGGCCCGTGGCTTCGGTTGCGGGCCGCTTCCTGGCGCGTTCGGCCTTCGCGGCCTGTTCGCGGTCACGGTCCTGGGCGCGGCGTTCTATGGCTTCCTTTCGCGCCCAAAAGGAAGACGCGGACCGATAGTGGCCGTTCAGTTCCACGGCCAGGCCATCCACCATGAACCGTTCGAAGGCCGGAAGTCCCCAGTGTCCCGCTTCGTCATGGAACTGGGTGATTCGTGGGTGATTCCCGCTGAACCGGGCGTCCACCAGACGTTCCAGCTTCCCTTCGTCGAATCGTCGAAGAAGGCGGTTCAGAATCACCAGGTCCCGCCGGATGGCGTTCCTGGGGAACGGTTCCCGGGTCTTCGTCTGGAACGCCTGGGCGTATCGTTCGAACAGGCGGGCGGCCGGGGTCCGGGGTCCGGTGGATTCTCCCTTCGTCACCTTCCCCCCGGGTCCCCCGGCGCCCGCCGGGGTCTTCTTCTTTTCCGTCTTCTTTTCCGTCTTCTTAAGAGTGTTCCGGGTCATGTTCCGGGTCATGGTACGCGGAAGGTTCGCCGGGTCCTGGTATCTTGCGAAGTTACATATACTTATCTTCATCGCCCGTGTTCCGGGTGGTGTTCCGGGTGACGTTCCGGGTTCGTCTAGTGGTTCCGGGTCCCCGACACCACAACATATTGTGGTTTTCCGAATCATCCCGTGGGATTGAAGCCAGTCCAGTTCCCGCTGAATCCGGGACCTGGCGGCCGCGGTGAACTTCCCCCGTTGAAGCTGATGGTGAAGGCGGCGCCGGGTGGTGATGACCTGGCCGCGCCGGACCCGGACAGAGTGTTCCCCTTCCTTCCGGACGTGGTCCTTCCAGGCGGCATGAAGAAGGAGATGGACGAAGACCTGGAAGGTGGCCGGGCGTCGATAGACGGGATGGGCGGCCAGGGACCGCCAGACCAGGCGAAAGGCGTTCGATTCGGCCATGGGTTCCTCCGGGAACCACCGGGAATGAAATCAGGCGCGGCGGCCCGGCCCGGAGCCCGGACTTTTCGGAAGCTATCCTAGCCGCGCCCCTAGCGTTAGCACGGTTCAGGTGGACGTTCCTGGGCGAACCTTCAACGAAGGTAGGTCCCTGGGCGGGGACGGAGTGTTGAAGTGATTCCGCTGGATTCATATCGGCGGATATGGGGGATTCCAGCTAGTCCGCCCAGGCCCGTCCGGCGAAGACCCTACCAGGCCCACGGGCGCCCTGTCCAGGGTCCACCGGAAATTCCTGAAACTTTCCTGGATTTCCCTGGAATGAACGTTCGGAAATTCCTAAGATATTCCCATGTTACGTTCCGATTCTAACCCTGGGCGAAAGGCAGAAAGGACGGAAGCTATGGCGCGTTATTTCACTTCACGGAAGTCCGGACTTCGTGTCACCCGCGAAGCCCTGGACATCATCACGCCCGGCGCGAAGGTTCGCCGGAAGCTCTGGCGCGAATGGCCAGAGAAGGGGTTCGAACTGGATGGCCAGGTCTGGGAAGTGAAGTCCATTCTTCGCGCCGGACCCACCGCCTATGTCACGATGTTTCATCATGACGAACCCCACGCGGTTCCGTCCCTGAAGATTTCGTGGAAGGAAGTCAACATCATCGACGTGGAACTGGTGAAAGGAAACTGACATGAACACCCCGAAGAACACGAACGCGGAAGCTATCGCAGACCTGAAGGACGCCGGACATGATTTGATGAAGGCCGCCGCGGTCCTGGTCCTGGATGAAGAACGGTTCGCCGGTCTGAAGAAGGACCCGAAGGGCCTGGCCCAATTACTGGACGCCATGGAACACTGGCACGAAGTGAACGAAGCGAACGAAGACCTGACGGAACTGATGAACCACGTTCGCGCCGCCACCCGCGGCTTTCGGATTCAGAACCTGATTTCCGAATTGCGCCGCGTCCTTCCCTTCAACACGGACCCGCGCCGCTGGAACCTTCGCGGAACCGGAATGGCCCTGACCGGAATCCTTCGTCGGTGGCGGGACTGGACCCGCGGAACGGACTTCGGGCGGCGCCAGTTGAACGAAGACCATGTCCGCCTGATGGAAGACGCGGTGGCCGAAGTCCGCGATGATATCATCATCGAACGTCCGAACGGCTATCCGGACCTGAACCTGGGCGAAGCGGAAATCCGGATGGCCCAGGAAGACCTGGCCTGGCAAAAGTCCCACGAAGAATTCGGGGACGCGGACAACACAAACCATTTTCCGTCCCCCATTGAAGTGATTTCGAAGGAACTGGGACGCGAACTGACGGAAGCCGAAGTGAAGAAGGTTCGTCACGCCCTGAACCTGTCCTTTGTTCCGAAGGAAATCGTGACATTCTTCCGGCGGGAAGCCGCAAACGACACGGTTCCGGCCTTCTGGATGGAAGCCGACGCGGCCGAAGCGAAGGTGACCGAAGAAGCGAAGAACCTTCCGAACCTTCCGTGAAGCCCACCCCGTTCGGGTCCGTCTTCGGGCGGACCCCTTCGAAGTGGACTTCTTTGAAACCCTGGGCGATAACAGAAAGGACGGAACCATGAAACTGACGTTCAGTCTGACGGGACGAAACAGGTGGGCGGCGGAACACCGGAACGAAGTCCTGGAACGCCGTTCGAACGGACAGTGGACCCTGGGTGGCCACGGGGAACCGGACCTGATGTTGGGGACCCATTTCGGTCACGCCCTTCACGCGGCGCGGATGGTCATCATTTCGAAGGCGGACATGGAAAGGAAGAACGGATGAAGGTGAATGAACTTCTGGTGGACCGAATCGTGGCGCGGGCCGTGGCGGGGAACATGAAGGACGCGGTGGACCACTTCAACACCGAAACGTCCACCAGGCGTTCGGCGGCCGTGGCCGTGGCCGTGTTCGAACGCCTGGCACGTCACCATCCCCCGGCCGCTTCGGACTTTTACTTCTATCTCACGAACTGGGACGCCACGGACGCGGCCCTTCCGCAACACGGAGGATGACATGAACCACGCGCCGAAGAAGAAACGCGGACCATCGAAGGCCATGGAAGCCCTTCTGGCCAGTGGCGAAGCGGTGGACGTGGCGGAATTCGAAATCGACGTGGACACGGGATGTTTCATCGTCCCCGAAGACGTGATGAAGAAGGCGGACCAGGCGCCCCACGGACTGGACTTCTTTGACACGGATTCAGGAAAGTGGATTCGGTCCATCGGCCGCCGGGAAGAAGATGATTTGATTCTGGCGTCCTTCACGACGGAATTCTATATGAACCCCCGCTTTGAGTGCCTGTGGTTAAGATGAACATCACCGAAGACCACCTGAAAGAAATGGAACGAATCCTTCGGAACACGAACCATGACGTGGAAGGGGACCTGACCATCGTGGAACAGGGACCCTATTCCGAATGGGTGGGGACGGTTCACTTCGTGTATTTCGTTTCGGTTCGGTACAATCCGCGGCCGAACTGGTGGAAAGCCACCTTCGTCATCGACACCGATGACCGAATCATTCTAGGTGCAAGCTGATGGAAAAGAACTTCTGTCAAAGATGTTCGAAGGAACTGAAACCAGGAACGGAGGTTTGGCTTTATTTCCGAACTTCCACCGGGACCTATCATCCCCAGAACGAAACCGCGGGATGGATGGACACGGTGGATAATCAGGGCGCGTTCCCGTTTGGGAAGGACTGCGCGGAACGCGAACTGGAACTGACCATGAAGCTGATGGTGATAGAGGAAAGGAAGAACCGATGAAACGAAGTTTCGCGAAGACGGTGAAGGTGGGTGACCACCTTCGAACGAAGGCCCGGTCCCCTGTCCGGGCGGAAGGGACGGTGGTGGAAGTCATCACCGGGGACGAACACTTCAAACCCCTGTTCGTCCTGGACGGACCGAACCCCGGCCCGTTCACCTATGGAATCATGGTCCAG